GTGCAGCAAACGAAGACAAGCTGGTGCCTCACGCGTAGGGACTACAATATCGTCCCCAAACACGCGAACCTCCTTACGCAGCGAGAAAAGCTGCTTCTGGGAGGGACTGATGGTGCGGTAACGGCTCGATGCTACCGAGTAGGCGGCAATCGTCGCGAAGACGATGCTTTCAACCGGAAAACATAGGGCCGAGCCCATAGACGCGAACTTGGAGAGGGGGATAACCCCAACCCCAGGTACGTCCGCTCTTGTTGATCGCGTAGCAAGCAGGTACCGCAAGATCTGCGGGAACCTAGCAAACACAGCTTCAACAAGAGCGACGCTAACTCGGTCTGAGGCCTCAGACAGGTCAATCGTAGCCAGACGGCCACTAATCGAACCAGCCTTGGCCATCCTCTGGTTTGGCTCTTGATCGCAAAGATCAACGAAGTGAGCCCCTCCAGAGAATTCGCGTTTGAACTCGCGAAGAAGCGCCTGCTGTGCAAACTGAACAGCAGACGGCTCCATCGCAATAACGCGAGCCTTGGTAGCCGTCTTAGGCACTGTGACCACCCGTACGGGTAGTTCAGCGCCAGGCGGAGTAAGAACAACCTGGTCCAGCTCCTCGTCCACTCGCGTGGCCGTAAGGAATTCCTGTATCGGGGCGACCTCATTAAGCCGCTCCGTCCAGTACAATCGATCGAATTTCCGGTTTCCCAGGACTCGATCGGCAGTGGCACCAGGTCCGTGCTTCGGCACAAGACGCCCATTGTAAATGGCGTCCTCGATGCGCGCTAGCTTGTCTCCAAACAGGCGCACAGCAGTGATCGAAAGCTCGTAGGAAAGCTGCGGGTTTAATTGCTGCTCTCCCAGTTCATCCTCGCATTCGACAAACGCCAGGACAGAACGCCGTGCATAACGGTCGGCGCATGGCGCGAACACCTTACGGTGCAGGCGGCACACTTGCCTGATCGCGTACACAGCGTCAGTGGAGGCATCGTCTCTAACCTTACCATCTTCCGTGAAGACTAGGTCCACAAACCCGCGGAGAAACCGCGGGAGAGTACCCTTCCGGGCAAACGCCCGGCAGGATTCAGGGACCCACACCCCATCGTGAATGGCGCCTTCGAGCGCCTCTGCGAACAGGGGAAGGGTGATCTCCAAAAACGAGACACCCTCTTCTTCACACCTTCGCGCGACCGTAATACAATCGCGCGACACGTCAACACCGCACAGTGCCCCAACATCGCGGAGCACTTTGATCGTCAGGGTAGTCAGGCTTTTCATCGGCGCCTTTCACAGGCTGTCGAGTCCATAGCCTAGCACGCCCAACCCTCCTCACTTGGAATTCTTCCCATAGCGGCCTTGCGGCCGCTTGGAAGACCACGGCGAGACCCAAATTAATGGGCCCCGCCGCGGCTTTATCGAGGTTGCGTCTCGACGCCATCGCCGCCATATGGCAGCGGTGAGTCGGACATGGCCCCGCCTCCAGTGAGGTTCAGACCCCGTTAGCTCTCCCCGCCGAGCACCCTCAGAACGAGGTTGCCCGTCGAGGCGGACAGCAGGGCCTGGAAACCATCGGACACAGCCTTGGCCTCCGAAACGGTATAACCGACCGGAGGGAGGTCGAAGACGACGTACACCGCCATGTTCCGCTCGATGGACTGTGCACTGATCAAGGGATCAGGCGCAATCTTCTTGTGGTCCAGACGGATGACACGCCGGCTACGACCTCCATACGTGTGCTGAACGCGAAGCTTAATCGTAGCATCGTCCTTGGAGAATTCCCCAAGGTTGACACCAGACGTCGTCCGCGCCAGCGTATGTGGCGTAGTCGAGATGGTAACGGTCTGCGGATCAGTGAGCACTAAGCACCCCTAACTGTGCCCGTCCGGGTTACGGACGGTTGAAGTGTCCTCGGGATACCCCGAGGGCTGCGAGAATGGCCCACTGGCGCTCCGTAAAGGAGTCCAGTGAAAGGCCGAAACCGAACGGCGTCGCTGCGATGCGCTGCTTAGATTCTCTTACAGTTGTCGCTTCGCAGAGGGGAGTACTGCCATCAAACATGGTAAGCCCAACGGTACGGTATCGTCTCCGTTCCGACCGGTGCTCCATCAAGTAGGCGTACTTCCAGACGAGCCCGTCGAAGGCGTAGGACGAGAGGTTTCCCATGAGGGACCCCACGTCCGAAACCCAATCGACGAGCCAGGACCACGGCGCGAGCTCCCACAGGAACTCGGGGTCGGGACGAACGCCCAGCAGCCGATTGGCTACCGTGGCGTAACGTCGAATCCGCGACAGGAGATCATCCTGCTGCGGGACGTAGTACCGACACATACCGCTAACCCAAATCTCGCGCGTAACACGCGTTTCGATGCGGGTGGCGGACGCCGAACTAGAGAATGGAGCGAGGACGAAGTTAGGCCAATCCGGCTGCACCAAGTCACTCGTGACACTCTCCTCGATGGGGTATCGGAAACGTCTGCGGACGTCCCTACCTGAATCACGGTAGAGCTGCGTGATGATCTGCTCGGATTTAGAAACAGCCCGAGCAGCATCCTGCAGATCCGACACAAGAGGCTTCCACCCAAACTCCCAGTTCAGGAACTCATCTGAGCCTGCCTGGAGAGTAGACCTGCGTCTCCTGTGATCGCTGATCAGCGACTTCAGGAGCCCAGCGCCAACGGCGCTGGGGAGCCCATCTGATACGAGCTCAC